AACCAACCTGTTGATGCTTTTTGCGAAGCATACTGGTGATCGTTTTGATCTTGGTCTGTCGAGGCTTGGTTTCTCATGGGGAACAAAGCTAGGTGATGCCTTTGTCCGTAGATGTTGTTGTTCAAAACACCCATTGAGGCAGAACCAACAGCCCTAAGTTGTCTTTCAAAAGATTCCCCCAGCCAGTAGCCGCCGCCCTGATTTGCAGTTCGTGTCTGCTGGGTGGTGACACTGGAGTTTACCACTGTCGGATTTGTATTGAGAACCTTTCTAATAAAGTTTCTATCATCAGGATTAAGAGATACGTGTGCTGTGTAGTCGGACAGCGCATCTGTTCCGTTTGGCGCAAAGGCTAGGTGGAACCTGCCCTTGTCATCGGTTTCTATAAGCGTCGAAAGGCTTCCTGTGCCGAGACGAGAGGCGATGGCTGTCGGTCCAGCAAAGTTACCACTAAGGACAACTCGCCCTTCATTAGCATAAAAAATAGCGGCAATTGCTCCCGAAGCCGGCAACGCTGCGCCGGCACTAGCAGCAGCAACCGAGGAACTTGGGAAAGCTACAAGTGCAAACGCACCACCATTGGACGGGGTAGCGTCAAGTGTTCCAGCTTTCCAGCCAGCTTTACCAGCCGTGTTTGCATCCGGGTCCTCTTCACCAATCAACCTTAGATAGGTTATAGGAGCATTGTTTCTCAACCATGCCTGAGCGGCATAGAGACCATACGAAGGTGCGCTTAATTGTCCGTTTCTCCACGCATCGTCAGCGGGTTGCCCTGCGTTTGGTTCACCAAAGGTTTCAACCAGTTCAGAAAAGGAATTAACGGTAACTGGGACCATAGCCGGTCCTTGAGGGGCTGTTCCTATGACGACAGGTCCAATTACACCGGGTTCAGCGGGCAATTGGGAATTATCGATCTCGTCAATAAAAACGCCGGGAGATATGAACTTAAACTTTCTTTCGTCAGCCATCAAAAAGGTCTCCTTGATGTAGTGTCTAATAAAATACGGAGCAAATTAGTGTATATAGCTACTTCATTGCTCTTAATAAATAGTAGAGGAAAGGGCGAAACTCCCTGTAAAGAAAAGTTCTATATTTTAAGGTCTGTATTTGTCTTTTGAGTCTTTTCGAAACTCCGGCATGTCCCCAACGATGGTTCTTTCTCTTTGTATTCTTATTTTTGCCGCAGACTCTCTGATAACAACATTAGGAGTTTTTTGGTTATCGCCAGCACCTATCAAATACCCAAGAACCATTGTTGTAATACTGGTTTCAAATCTTCTTTCGTCAGTTCCCAGTTCGAAATTGTTATTAATGTTATAATTTTGCTCCATGAACGCTTCATACTGGTTGCCGCCGTTAAAAATCTTAAAAACGCTAGGCGACCCTGTAAAAGTAGTCATGACTTCCATCATCTGGTTCATCTGTTGTTGGTACTCAGAGATCAATTTAATCTCATATGACACTTCAACAAACTTTGGCATCGGTATTGACACAGATTCGTACACTATATTTTTATTTTCTCCAGGAAAAGTTTGCCTATTTGCGTTATCTTTTCCAGAAGATTTTCTGATGGCATTTGAGTTAGCAAAATTCTTTGTTTTATCTTGCTGGATTGTCCTAGCGATCTCGATCGAACCGCCTCGGTTATAATAATCAAAGTAAGGAGGTATATACACGCCATACCTACCTTTGTTCTGTGGGTTTTTTACCATCCCTGTTCTTTTTAGAGTTATCAATGGGAGGTTAATGGTGCGACCGTTGTCTTTTCTTAGGGTCTGCTCGTTTTTAACTTGGAACGCTCTTTCTGGGGTCGAAAATATAACAGGCACCTTCTCAGAACCTTGGTTGGTATCGCAAAATATGTTTAGCTCATCATTCAAAAAATCAAACATGGCAAAATCTATACTTTCTATGTTAGATTCTGCCAATGGATAAGATGAAGATAACTGAGTTTTTGTTTGTGTTCTAGCCGGCATTGAATAGTCCGTCCCTTGCTTCTCTTCCGACGGCAGTAACCTCTAGCGAGATGCCGTCAGCAAAATCACTGTCTTGACCGAAAAGATATCTTGGCTCGAAAACATCAACAATCTCAAAAAACAACTGATCGTACTGTAAAAAATCGCCCAACCTAACAAATAAGTTTTGATCTGCTGTTAACCTTCTTTTATGAAAGTGAACGTTGATGTTATAGACGCTATCAAAGCCAATCTCTGTTTGAGTTCTTGTAGAACCGGCATACTCAACAAGAGCATAAGCTCTTACTGGCGGCAGAAAGGTTTTTTTGATTGCTTCGCCGTATAATCTATGATAATTTGATTTTTCCATGTCAATTGGAAAGTATAGTACTTGTTGTCCTACAACCTTTTCAATGATTTCATCATTGATTTGCTTAACAAAGTCTCTTTCAGCCTGCCCTACGAATAACGGCGGTGGTGGCTGAGTTGGTTGGGTCCATTTATTAGCAGCCATTTAATTATCCCACATATATGCCATAAGGAATTGAAGCCATTACTGATTCAACATTCTTTTGAAGTTCGGCGTCACCTTCGGCGAGTTTGCCATAGACCAATTCATCTAGAACAGCTTTCAACTCCTCCCTTAGTTCTGCTTGTTCGGCTTTTGCCTCGCTGACCAGAGCAGGTCCGTTTAGAGTTATGTCATTACCAGGGATAGGAATCGATCCAAGTTTTGATCGCACTTGTCCTAGTATTTCTTTTGTTAAAGACAGAGCATATCTTCTTATCCATTGTTTACCTATGCTGTTTATCTTGTCATAGGGCACATTTGGGAATGGTAAAGCGTTCATGTTGTTTACGCCATCCGCTCCGTATTTCCTATCCTCAACCTCATCGTAAGCATCCTCAGCGGTTCTAAATTCTACCCAAAATGCTTCTGGGCTTTCACCGTCTGGGGTTGGGAATAGTTTTAATCGATTATCGTTAATTTCATAAGAATAGTGTGATGCCCTAACCCTAAGATCGTCTTCGTAGTTTATCGCTTGAAGTCTGTTTTGCCAACTTGGCACAAGCTCAAATGTGCTATCGTCAGCGTAAGTTCCATAAGTTGATAAATTGCCAACAGTCTGGATAGCGTTACCTCCAAAAAAGCGCCAAGATGCCGCAGGAGTTTTATAATATACTCTTGAAATATTAATTCTGTTTTTTCCAACAGAACCAGAGAATGCTGCGCCGTCAGCAGTACCGTCTATAGAAGCACTAAAAATTAAAGCTTGTAAATCGTACTCTTGCTGATCCTTGATTGGTGTAATCGAAGCAGAAAATATTCTTTGTGTAGAACCAAGACCGGCATGGACTGCGCCGCCTTTGCCAATATGCATGGCATAACCTAACTGAAAGCGGGGGAACTTTAAATTTGGCTTAACTGCAACACCTTTTTCAAACGATGCAAATTCCCCGTCCTGATCGAAGGTTCCAGTGGTATTACCCATTAGGTCAGATAAGACATTTTTGGCTTGATGCGTGTTTATTATATAAGAATATTCCAAGCACGCCTCTTCATAAGCGTTATAAACGTTTCTTGTCGATATCTCTAAATCTAATATGTTTCCGCCAAGCTTATTAAAAGTATAAGCTACTTGATCCACAGCACCACTAATAAAAGATGATGTTGTGTTGTAGATGCCATATGCTAAAAGATCTGCGACTTCAGTATGAGATCCGGTTGATGGCAATACAACTGAGCTTACGGTGCTTGTTGGCTGTAAATTTGTTGGCATAAAGAATTACCTCGTAGGTTTGCTTTACTAAGTAGTTTTTGGTTTTACAAATAATAAAAGAAAACCCCGCCACATGGACGGGGTTCCCTCAGTTATTATTCAAACTTAACTATTACTAATCAGTTTGAGCGTTCACAAGGTCAACACAAATAACTAGACCGTACATGTCAGGTCGAACCATCTTCTTGGCATAGCGGGTCATGACTCCCTTACGGGGCACGAAGTCCTCTGTACCAAAAATGGTCGGCGTGACTTGCAGCGGAACATACGGAGCGTACACATAGCCGCTTTCGAGGAAGCTGCTACCACGGCGTCCAACCAAGAGAAGGTTGCGTGGGAAGTAAGGATCGACAAAGACGTCCATCTTACGACTCAGGCTACCAACCTTGACAGCACCCCAGCTGCCTTTTTCCTCGTCCACTACAGCGTCCGCACGGAAGCCGGCTGTGAACTCCATAACACCAGCAACTTCAGGCGAGCAAACTACAAAGTTTGCACCACCACGAAGGGTCTTGCGGTGAATACGGGCACTGAGGTCGTTAATGGTTTCGAGAAGGGTCTCATACCATTCCGACACAGTACCAGTGAAATCAGGGTAAAGCGATGTGGTTACATCTGTACCAGTTTCACGGTTCAAGAAACGACCAGGCTGGCGGCTCCAGTGAAGCATTCCACCTGTTTGTCCCTTAATAAGATCTTCAAGAATTTCTTGATCGATCTCAAGAGCAATGTGCTCCGAAAGAACACTTGTAAGCTCAACTTCCGCATCCAAGTTATGGTAAGCGTTGAGGTCCTGAGCAAGCTCGGGAGTCCACTTAGCCTTCAGCTTCTTGGTGAGCGCCGTAACAGCCACCGAATCAACCTTGATGTCGATTTCTGGGATTGCTGTTTGGTTTTCGAGACCCCATTCAAAACTGCCACGGAGCGAACCAAGAGCATTACCAGCCTTGAACACGTCCTTGAGAGGATACTGAATCTTTCCGATGTTATTACCATCGAAAGGTTCGGTGCCCTGGGTCTTCAAAGTGGC